ATTAAAACTCAAGTAGTAGAAGCTTTTGCAACGCTTCGGGGTGCTATTATAGCAAGTGGACTAGGCGCATTAGCGGTAACATTGGCATCTGGTTATTTACTTTGGCAACAATATAAGGATGGAATTGAGGATGTAAGGAAAAAGTTAAAGCAATTTCAAGACGATTCTGCTAGGGGAGCAAAAGCGCAAAAAGAAGGAGAGCTTGAGTCGTTAGAAAGACAGCGTAAAAATGCAATTAATGAAGCTAAAATAAGCAAAGCAAAAGAGGAAGAAATTTCTGCAATAGAAGAAAAATTTGCCCGTTTAAGAATAAAAACATTAGCAAGGTATGGCGAAGAAGTTCAAGGAAATACAGATGTTCAAAAAGAAGCCGAAAAAGAATTAACTCAGGCAAAAGAAAATTATAATGAAATACAAGTTGCTAATAAATTAAAATCTCAACAAAGAGAATTACAAATTGCTGAGGAAAGAGTAGAGAAGGAAATTGCTTTAGAGCAAAAGAGATTTGAGCGTTTACTAGAGATAGGCAAAAAAGGAACTCCAGAATATGAAGCAAAATTAGCTGAATTAAATTTACAATACCAAAGCGACATTGAGCTATTCAGCAATAATGAAAAAACAAAGTATTTTATAACTAAGAAATTCGAGGAAGAAAAATTCCAATTGTTTAAAGATAATCGCAGAAAATTAACTGAGGACGAAGAAAAAGAAATTGATTTAAAACTTGAAAAGTTAGAAATTCAAGGAGCTAAAGAAATTTCAGAAAGAAATAAAACTGCTTCAATTATTACAAGTGCAATGGATAAGTCGCTTAAAAAAAGCGCAGATTCTGAAATTAGAACCGCAAATGCATTAAAGATTGCTAAGTTAAATATTGCAGCAGATACTCTAGGAATTTTATCTGGTTTTGCAGAACAAGGTTCTGGATTACAAAAGGGATTAGCGTTAACTCAAATTGCAATTGATACTGGTGTAGCAATCTCTGGTTTAACTGCTTCTACTTCTGCTCCTAGTCCTGACAACTTAGCAACTGGTGGTATTAGTGGATTCGCAAAATACGCTGCTGGTATAATAAAGATTTTAGCAAATATTGCGCAAGCTAAAAATATTATACAATCAGCTAGTTCCGGTGGTTCTTCAACTCCTAACGTTCCAGTTTCAAATACTATTGCTCCTATTGTTCCACAATTTCAACCGGTAGCGCCAACGGCTTTAGATGCTACAAGTTTAAACACAATTAGCAACGTAGTAGCTAGAGCTTATGTAGTGGAGTCGGATATTACTGGAAGCCAAAAAAGAATTAGAAGAATAGAAAACGCAGCAAGAATATAATTATGGATTTACCAATTTATCAGCTAGAGATTAGCGACGATTTAAACGATGGAGCAGAGGTAGACTTTGTGGCCTTAGTTGACAGACCAGCAATAGAGCGCAACTTCTTAAAGTTCAAAGAAGCACGCAATAACTTTGCTATCCAATCCGAAGACAGACGCATAGTATCTGGCGCTTTAATGCTTGCGGATACTCCTATCTATCGTAACGATCAGAATGGCGAGTACTATGTAACGTTTACAAAAGAAACGATTGAAAAGATAGCACAGAAGTTTTTCAAGAAAGGCTACCAGTCAAACGTAAACTTAATGCACGATGAAGCGCAAGCGGTTGATGGCATTACTTTGTACGAGTCTTTTATTGTAGATTCTGCAAGAGGGATTTCTCCGATGAAAGGTTTTGAAGATGCGCCAGAAGGTTCTTGGTTTGGAAGCTTTAAGGTAGAAAACGAGGATGTATGGCAAAAGATTAAAAGCGGAGAATTTAAAGGTTTCTCAGTTGAAGGCATATTTAACTACAAAAAAGAGAAGCAATCTATAAGCGTAGAAGAGGCGATGTGGTCTAAGATTGTAGATATTCTTGAGCAGGTTAAACGATAAAGTATTCAGATTAATTTATTTATAAACACAAAGTAAAACACAATGACGGTAAAAGAAGGAATTGAGCAAATCAAAGTATTGCTTTCTGGTCAGCCAGAAATGCAAAACGAAGAGGTAGCGCAAGAGCCAGCTACTGAGTTGACATTTGAAACTTATGACCTAATGGATGGTAGTAAGATTGATATGTCTGCTTTAGAGATTGGTGCAGATGCGATGCTAGTAGACGAGTCTGGTAATGCAGTTGCTGCGCCTAATGGCGAGTACGAATTGGCAGATGGTACTATGGTCTCAGTAGTTGAAGGTAAGGTCGAAGGGATCGAATCTCCAATAGCTGAAATGCCAGAGGTAGAAGATGAAATGACAAAAGAAAAAGAAATGGAAATGTCAAATCAATTCGACGAAATGGATGCAACTATTAACTACTTGAAAGCTGAGAACGATGCGTTAAAAGCAAAGTTAGACGAGATGGATGGTAAGTTTAATCAAGCATTTGAAAAAGTATTTGTTTTGGTAGAAGAGTTAGCTAAGATGCCTAGCGCAGATGCTATTCAAGCTCCTAAGCAATCGTTTAAAGTAACAGAGTCAAAGGCGGACAAGGTTGATCGCTTCATGGCTAAATTTGTAAAATAAAAAATCACAATTTAAATTTAAAAAAAATGGCATTTGTAGTAAGCACACTAGCAAATTACACGGAAGAAAACGTAGCTCAATTAGTAGCTTCTTCTGTATTAGGCGCAAAAACGGCTTCTTTGATTAAGGCTCAAGGAAACGTAATGTTAGGAGTAAAATCAGCAGAGACAATCAATATTATGGACACAGACGCTATCTTCCAAGATGGTGGTTCATGTGGATTTACTGCTTCTGGTTCAACTTCTTTCACACAACGTACGGTTACGATTGGTAAGATTAAGGTTAACGAGGCACTTTGCCCTAAGGATTTAGAGTCTAAGTACTTGCAAAAAGCATTAACTGCTGGTTCTTCTTATGATTCTACTGCTTACGCTGCTGAGTACTCACAACGTAAAGCTGATAAGATTGCTGCTCAATTAGAGACTGCTATCTGGCAAGGAGACACTACTTCAGTTAACGTAAACTTGAACAAGTTTGACGGTTTAGCTAAGTTAGTAGCTGCTGCTTCTGCTTCAGTAATTCACGCTAATACTTCTGGATTCTACGGAACTCCTTTGGCAGCTTCTGCTGGTATTACTGCTGGTGTAGTAATTGCAGTTCTAGATGCAGTTTACAAAGCTATCCCAGCTGAGATTGTAGGAAAAGACGATGTAGCTATCATGGTAGGTCAAGACGTATTCCGTACTTACACTATCGCATTAAAGAACGCTAACTTGTTCGCTTATACTTTTGACGGTGCAGCAGATTCTGAGTTTGTTTTACCGGGTACTCAAATCAAGGTAGTAGCAACTCCGGGATTGAACGGAACTTCTAAGATTTACGCAACTCGTTTGTCTAACTTGTTCTTAGGTACTGATTTATTGAACGAAGAAGAGCGTTTCGAATTGTTCTACGCTAAAGAAGCAGATCAAGTTCGTTTTGTATCTGAGTTCAAAATGGGTGTAAACTTTGCATTCCCTGCTGAAGTAGTAGATTTTATCTTAGCTTAAATAGCTTCGGGGAGATTCCATTGGATTGGACTCCCCTAATTTTAACACTTTAAAGAAAAATAATATGGCTTGTGCATTGACTCAAGGATATACATTAGATTGTAGAGACTCTTTAGGTGGAATTACCGAAGTTTATTTTATTGAATCGAAAAACGTAACTAGCGTTACTCAAGCTTCTGGCGTTATTACGGCAGTAGTTAAGCAAGCGTCTAAGGTGTTCCGTAAGTATGAATTGGTACCGGGTACTTCTTCACTTACAGAAAACATTACAGCTTCAGTTCAAAATGGAACGGTATTCTACGCTCAAGAATTATCCATTATATTAAACAAATTGCAAGCAAATACTCGTAACGAGATTCTATTACTAGCACAAAATACTTTGCAAGCGGTAGTAGGAGATAATAACGGCAAGTATTGGCTACTTGGTAAAGTTCATGGTATCAATTTGACTGGCGGAAACGGCGCAACTGGTACTGCTCAGGGAGATCGTTCTGGTTACACTTTAACTTTCAGCGGTTCTGAAGGCGAGTTATCTCCAGAGGTTTCAGCTGGTATTATCGCAGGTTTAACGGTAGCTTCGTAAGATAGTTCGTTTGGTTGGCGAGAGAATTGGGTAGGCAGAAGTCCTACCCTTTTTTCGTTTAAGGATAAAAATAAAAGTATTGCTATTTATTAGAGATGATTCACTTTACTAAAGGCCAGACTGAGAATATAGTATTAACGCTAACCGAGAAAGCTACTTTGACTTCTCCCAATTGGCTATTTATTTTCAAGTCTAGAACGGACAACACAACGGTAAGTTTTGTTATTCTTGGAAGCGCTGATTTATCAAGCTACAAAGAGCGTTTTAATAGCTTTAATATTGTTATAAATACTCACTTTACTAACAAGACAAGCGGAGAGTATAGCTATGTTATTTACGAGCAGACAAGCACAAGCAATTTAAACCCCGCTAATGCTACTGGCATCGTAGAAACTGGTCAGATGAACCTAAAAGATGCAACAGATTTTAGCTTTACTAGCTACAACAATACACCGAATACTTACAAAGTACGAGATATATGAGCAATGAATTATTAGTGCTTTCATTCGCGGAAGCCAAGCAACCAGAATACAAGGAGAAGAAAGGCGAAGGCGGAGGCTATATTGAGTTTGGACATAAAAACGAATATCCCAATTATCTAGTTGACTTGTTTAACAAGTCCGCGAAGCATAATGCGATTATCAAAGGCAAGGTTAACTACATTACTGGTAACGGTTTCAAAATAGTAGGGGACGCAGATCCCATTGGTGAACAATTCATCGCAAGCGCAAACCAATCAGAGTCGTTAACCGAAGTATTGCGTAAGGTATCTACCGACATTGAAATCTTTGGGGGTGCATACTTACAAATCATTTGGTCTCAGGTAGGCGAAAATCTAAACCAAATTTACCATATTGATTATACAAAAGTAAGAGCCAACGAGGATAATACTCAGTACTGGTATTCAGACAATTGGAAAGAGTCAAAGTATAAAAGAGAGGTTTACAACGCTTTCAATTCTCAGCTTCGTACTGGTACTCAGATTCTTTATCTAAAGGAGTATCGTCCTAATCTTAATGCTTACGCTTTGCCGGGTTATTTCGGTGCGTTAAACTACATTGAGTCAGACATTGAAATATCTAAGCACGTTTTAGGAAATGCTCAAACTGGATTCAGTGCAAGTAAGTTAATCACTTTACCAAATGGCGAGCCAACAGATGACGAGAAGCGCACGATAGAACGCAAGTTTACGGATCGTTTTACTGGATCAGATGGTAAAAAGTTTATCCTATCATTTACAAATGACGCTTCACGCAAACCTATTGTAGATGACTTAGGAGCTTCGGATATTACAAAGGAAGACTTCCAAAACGTAGATAAATTAATCCAGCAGAATTTATACGCTGGCCATCAGATTACTGCTCCAGACTTGTTTGGTATTTCTACTCCGGGACAACTTGGTTCTCGTCAGCAGATGCGTGATTCATACGAGATATTCAAAAATACATACGTTAATGATAAGCAAATATATCTTGAACAAGTATTCAGTCTACTTGCCAAATTACATGGTGCTACAAGCGAACTACAAATCGTTCCGGTAGAACCGATTGCGATTGAATTTGATAATACTATTATTGCTGCAAACTTAACTAAAGACGAGATTCGTGAGAAGCTAGGAATGCCAGCATTAGAAGCTAAGACTACTTCAACTATTCAAGACACGGTTGATGCGATTAATAGCTTATCTCCATTGGTAGCTACAAAGGTATTAAACTCAATGACTGCAAACGAAATTCGTGCAATTGTCGGATTAATACCAACAGAATCTGGCGAGCAAGTAGTACCAGATGGCGCTACATTTGCAGAGTTTTCAAAAACTAAGTTTAGCGAAGACGATATTATTGCTATGTTTGCCGAGTATGGAGAGAGCAGAAGTGATTATGCAATCTTTAAAACTAGAGAAGTTTTTTCATCGTCAGTAAATGACATGGAAGAGGAGATGAATATGGAGTTTGCAGAGCAAGCGCTAACGGTTTTAGAAGCTAATATCTTAGACTTAATTCAAAAGGATAAGCGCATTAGTCCAGAGATTATTGCAGGCACAATTAAAACGGATGTAAATATTGTTAAGCGAGTGCTTGAAGGATTAAAAGACAGAAAGATTATTAAGTCTACAAACGAGAATGGAACTTCGGTAAACGTATTG